TATATTTATACGAGTTTATACTAACCTATATACCTTATTACTATTTTAGCACTATTAGCAGGAGCTACTGTGAAAGTTAAAGTTGTTGATGAAATTTGATAATCGTCTGTAGGAATTAAACATAGTCCATCAACAAAAACTAGAATATTATCAACAGTACGTCCAGCAGTTATTGTAAATGTTAGTGTAGAACCATCACCTGTATTTGATTTATCTGTAGAAACTAAAGCAGAATTTTCTGTTAGTACTTCAATGTAACCTGTAGCAGTTGCAAAATATGGTTTACCTGTATCTTCAGCTAAAGCAGGAGAACCTGCATAGGATGTATAAAGTGGAAATTGAGAAAAATCTGGATGATTGAATCTTATAGCTGAATTTTCACCAGTAGTTACAAAATGAGCAAAACCAGTAATTGATAATCCACTTACTGTCGTAGCAGTAGAACCTAACGCAACATTTGTATAACCTAATGTTACAAAATCATTTGCTAATTGTGTATTTAAAATTCCAGCATTAGCGTCTAATTCTGTATTTGTAATATTTTGAATTGCAATTGATACTGAATCTCCAGTTACCGTTGTATTAATACCACCTCCACCTATAATTCCTAAAGTTTCACCTAAAGCAATTTGTGTAACAGTTGAAGAGTTGTCAGCAATACTTATTGCTGGAAGAAGATTTGCATTTTGTATTGTATTACTTGCTATATCAATTGTTTTGTTTGTAAGAGTAGCAGTAGAATCGGCTGAAACATCAGCAGTTAGAGTTAAATCATTACCAACTAAATTTGTGCCAATACCAGTACCACCTACTATATTATATAATCTACCTTGGTCTATAACACTACCGTCACCTATAGCTGTATAAAGTTCATTAAAATTATCATTGATTATATCTCCACCGTCACGTAGGTTGCTACCTGTTCCGTCATTTGCAATTGATCCTATTGAAATTGATTGTTTAGCCATTTGTTCCTTTAAATTACTTTACTATTTATAAAGATTATGTTGAAGCATTATCAAAAGTTGTTGAAGTAGAACTAAATTCCGCTACTGTATTACTAAATAGATTTCTATTATATGTAATTGTTGATGGCAAAGCAAAATTCATCTTAATATTCTTACCATCTACGTGAGAAGTCATTAAGAAAATTCCACCTCTTCCATTTAAATTGGAATTTGTCCCAAAAACTTCTAATTCTTCTAACGTTTTAAATGTAATTCCGTGACCAGCAGTTGTTGAACCATATAGAGTATTTGCCCATTTATTAAGATTGCCCCACCTAGGACCTGCGTATGCCCATCCTCGTTTAACAAGAACACCATTAATAATTGACCTCTTTCTACTTGTATAATCTAAATCTATTGGTTCTCTTATTAATGTAATATCTCTTTGATTAGCAGCAAAGTGTTCAAGTGAATCTCCTTGTTGATATGATGTTCCACCTTCGTGAGCATTTGCTCTTAAAGATGTTCCATCATCTACTGTTCCTAATCTTCGTGCAAAAATTGTAGAGAATAGAGTATTAAGAATTGCAAATATTGGTATTTCAACTTCTTGTTTACCAGAAACAGCACCAACTAATGGTAATCTTCCTTTAGCACTTAATCTTGAAGTAATATCTACTTGACCAGTAAAATAAAATCCTGCTGTGTGCATTGTCTTTTTAAATGCGTCCCGCCATACTGAAATTGAACTAGCAACTTTTAATACATAAGAAAAATCTTGATAGTATTTACTATCTTGTATTCTCATTGTTGTTTCAGAAAGCTTACCATCTTCATTAATAAATTTACCATCTGTATCTGCAACTGAAACAACATTAATTGAAGCAATAGTAGCGTCAATTTTTTTAATAGTTGCTGTACTACCTAATTGTGATGTTACTGTATCACCAACAGCAAAAGTACCAGTAACATTTTTAATTCTTAATAATCCTTTATCAAAATCAAATCTATCTGTTATTCCATTTCCACCACTAGAACTAGTAACAGTATTATTTGGTGAAAATGATCCTACAATACTTGTCAAAATACAACTATTATAAAATCCTAATTGTGGAGGTGTAGGTGCTAATTCATATTTCTTTCCTAATTCAATTGTTTTTAATTTTGTAATTCTACCAATTTCATCTCCCCACGCTTTTACAGTTGCTGATATACCTGCACTTGAGGTTACAGTAACACCTGGTAATGTAGAATACCTTGAACCATTTTGTAATAAAAATATATCTTCAATTGTTCCAATATTTTCACCACTTTCTTGCATAATGACATCACCAAAATATTGGTCATTTAACATTATGCCTTTTTCTAACGTTATTTTATCTCCTGTATCATCTTCATTAATAATACCACCATTAACAATTTTTACAAACCCTTTTGCCTGTATTCCACCTGTGTCAGTATTATCAAAATTTAAAACATCTCCAACTTGATAATTCGTTCCTTTATTATCAATTACAATTTCTGTAACTCCACCTACACCAATTGTATCAATAGCAAATACAGCACCAGTACCACCTGCAACAAGTGAAAGAATATCAGCTGTAGTATTTAATGTACCATCATTTGTAATTACTTTTGTTCCTGGAATTCCTGTTATAGTTGCTTTAATATACCAATCGTCTGTATCAGAAGCAGTACCTTGTACTTGTTCTCCAACTAGAAATGTGCCTTGCATAGAATCACTATTTAATATAAATTCGGAAACTGTATCTATACCAATTTGATACGTTGCAACATTTTCAATAACTGCATAGGCGCCACTATCTGTACCAGTAATTGTTCTTCCAATTAATTGTGTTGTATCGCCTACTTCTGGAAGTACTCTTAAAGCTTTTAATGTATCAAATTTACCATCTGATACTCTTAATAATTGTTCTCTAGGATAAAATATTTGTGACTCTTCATTAAATAATATTCTAAAAAATATTTCGTGTCCTTTATTTGTACCTTTAGAACGATAAAGAGAATTAACATTTTTAATAAGATTTCTTTTATTAACATCATTTGCTAATGTATCTGGTAATGTTGCAAGAAACTCATCTCTAAAATTTGATAAAAAATTATCAATTACATTATCTGGATCTCTAAAACTAACTAGTTCAGCAATATTATTTACAGGATTGGGTGTATAATTATTTATTGTTGCATATGCATTTGAAGTTCCACCTACAACTATTTCTCCTTTTATAAATTTATTTTGAGCAGATATGAATAAGCGACCATTATCTAAATCTTCAGTTAAAATTGTTGCTATTGCGTTAGATGTTTGACCTGTTATAATTTCTCCACGAGTAAATTTTCCATATTCAGTACCAGAGTAAGTTTCAAAAATAAGTTTATCACCTATGTCAAGTGGTGTTCTTGCAGTACCTATAGCACTAGCATCCAAAACTAAATTATTTGCTTGTGCTGTTTCTGTTTCTAATAAAATACCTTCTGTAGATTTAACAGAAGTTACTGATAACTCAGCAGACTCTAGTAATTGGTAATAGACTTTAAGAAAATCAGCAAACTTTGGATGTTCACTAACTACAAATTCAGGTAGTTGACTAGAAAGTATTGTTGAAATTTTATCATTAAACTTTGCCATTTGTCATTAGTAGCTGGAAGTAGTTGTGTATCCTACACCTGCCTCAGCACTTCCTCCTACAAAACTATCAGCGGTAACTGTTATATTTGAATTCGCAACATCAATTTCTATAATTTGGTCTCTAACAGGAACAACATCATTTGAACTTGGTGTTACTGTTAATTGAATTATAGTTGAAGCTACTCCTCCTATATTTGTTATACTAGCAATATTTAAAGAGTCAATTGTAATTGCACCTGAACCATAATCAATTGTACCTTGTTTTGAATTTAAATAACTTTTTACACCACTAGCCAGATAAAATAATCTTACATTACCTGCACCATCATCATCAAAAAAGAATTCGTTATCATTGTCTTTAATTTTAAATCCTGTTGAACTTAATATCCCACCTGAACTTTCTAAATGTCCAGAATGTGGATTATATAATGCATTTCTAAAATAGATATTATACTTTGATGATGTTAAAATTATTGGTGTAAAATTTTTTCTTATTTTAACAGTTGTTATATTTGATAAAATACTTTCATCTGTTTCATCAATCAAACCTGTAACTTTTGAATATCTGAATATTGCGTCAAACTTTTGTAAAGTAGTTGAATTATAATTTGTTAATGTAGTAATGACATTTGCTTTTATAGTATCAGCAGTTTTTGCTGTTGCCTTTGCGTCATACTTAATATTTGAAGTAATTAATGTAGAAGTTGTTTCTGGATCTTTTATAACAGGTCTTACTGAAGCAACGTTATAAGGTTTTAATTGTGTTACAATATCTGTCTTTGTTGTATCAGTTAATATTGAACCTGATTTTGCTTTAATTGAAATATTTACAACACCATATTGTGGAGTTTCATCATCTTCTCCACCCCAAGCACTTACTGATAATGCATTTGGATAAATTGATTTAACTAAAGTTTCATAATCAGTTGCTGTAACTGCTCTATTTTGAGCACCATATTGTAAAGGTGCATTAAATTTTATAGAACTATTTGATTCGTGCTTTGCACCACCTTGAGAATTTGAATTAGTTGTAACAGTAACGTCTGTATAACCACCAACATTTCCTGATAATGAAAATGTTGAAGCTCCATTTGAATCTGTTTGATTAGTAACAACATATTCCATAATAACTATATTACCATCACTTAATTTTTTACCTGTAACACCATCACCAAAATAAATTTCATATTTTCCATCTATACCTTCTTGTATAAAATAAACTTTTGAATCAGTTG